TCACCACTTATGACGTGATTCCACGACTTTCCCGATAATCCGCACAGGCAGAGCCTCTATCTGCTCATTGCTGTAGAAATGGGGCTGATACACTTCGACGTTGAAGCCGATGAGCATTATCCCTGCTTCTGTCTTTTTAATCTGCTTTACTGTGGCCTCATCTCCGTTGACCAGGACAATGGCCGTATCCCCACTATCCACGTCCTCCTGCTTCCGAACAATAACTATATCCCCTTCGGTCAGCTTCGGCTCCATGCTGCGACCTTTGATTCTCAGGGCGAAAAACTCTCCGCTGGCGGCCATCTTGCGGGGAATTTCTTCGTAGTCCTCAATTTCTTCTATAGCCTCCAGCGGGATGCCGGCAACGATACGGCCCAGCACTGGGATGCGAACTCCTTGGCTATTGTTTTCGTTCCCATTTCCGTCCATTAAGAAATCAATCGAAACATTTAGCGCTTTAGCAAAGGCAGCAACTTTCTTTTGCGTTAAATCATTTTCGCCGCTTTCTATTTTGGCTATTGTAGAGCGGGACTTATAGCCAAGCCTTTTAGCTAATTCATCTTGCGATATTTGTGCCTTCATCCGAGCCTGCTTTATATTTTCTCCTAACGCCATTTTTATCCACTCCTTTATCGTTCAAATCGCTGACTTTATTCTATATGTAATGTTCTGAAAAATCAACATTCGATTAATTTAATAAAACTATGTTGATTTTTTAGAACGATAGTATTATAATCGAGACGTGATTAAAAATCACGAATAGAGCGATATTGAAAGGAGGTGAAATTTATGACTAATACGAAAATGTTAGAGGCGGCTATTGCACTCAGCGGGCTTCCTAAAAACATTATTGCCGAAAAAATAGGGATTTCTCGCTCCGCTTTTTTCAAGAAAATGCGGAACGAAAGCGAATTCAAAGCTACTGAAATAGTTAAACTGCAGGAACTCCTTGCGCTTACGACCGAGGAAAGAAACCACATTTTTTTTGCAAAGTGTGGTGATTAATAATCACACTTGCAGTAGGAGAAACAACATGGAAGATATTCAAATCTTTAATAGCAAAGAATTTGGAGATGTAAGAGCTCTTGAGCTGAATGGAGCCCCGTGGTTTGTAGGAAAAGATGTTGCTGAAGCATTGGGATATGGCGCCGGGAAGTCACTCGCAAATGCCGTATCCAAGCATGTTGATGAAGATGACAAAGGGGTCACCGAAATGATGACCCCTGGAGGAGTGCAGAAGGTTATTATCATCAACGAATCCGGCCTCTATAGCTTAGTCCTCTCTAGCAAACTCCCGTCCGCCAAGAAATTCAAGCACTGGGTAACCAGCGAGGTGCTCCCCACCATCCGCAGACATGGGGCCTATATGACTGAGGAGGCTCTTGAGAAGGCGATCACAGAACCTGACTTCTTAATTCGTCTCGCCACCCAGCTGAAGGAAGAGAAGGCGAAACGCCTGGAAGCAGAACGGAAGATTGAGGCCGACCGGCCAAAGGTCACTTTTGCTAATGCTGTGAACGTCTCTAAAGATGGGATGCTCCTTGGAATGCTGGCAAAGCTGCTCCATCAGAACGGCGTAGATATCGGGCAGAAACGCCTATTCCAGTGGATGCGTGATAAGGGATATTTGATGAAGAACGGCACGGATAAGAATATGCCGACACAGAAGGCAAGGGAACTGGGGCTGTTCAAGGTCAAAGAACGTGCCATTGATAATCCGGATGGCTCTGTCAGGCTGACCCGCACGACACTTGTAACCGGGAAAGGGCAAGAATATTTCATCAACAAATTTCTTGGTGCCTAAGGAGGCGACTGAAATGGCCTGCAGAACATTTTCCACCGCCGAGGTAGCCACACTGTTCGGAATTTCTGCCGATTCCGTCAGAAAGATGGAGCAGGATGGCATTCTGCGGAGGCTGAAGGTGCCGGGTATCCGCTACAGCCGGAGTGAGGTGTACGCCGTCCTCCGGGAAGGAGCGGAGACCTGCACTGTGGCCTCCGTCCGGAGGCTGGAGGAGAAAATCCGCATGAAGAATGCTGAAATTGAAAGGCTCCGCGGAGCTCTCCGCACGATAGCGGAAGAGGCACGGCGCCAGGGAGGATGAATAGCATGAGAATTAAGTGGAAGAAAATCATGGCCACGCTGGCCATTCCGGCGGCTATCGCTGCCGGCGTCTATGCCTACGATCCGCCCGCAGAGCTCATTGAGTATCGCACCGAGGCGGAGCAGGGTGACACCATCTGGAGCCTCTGCGCCAGGGTAGCAAGTGATGAGGACTGCATGGAGGAGCTTGTTTACCGGACCATGAAGGAAAACCACATCACGGACCCCAGGGAGCTCCAGCCGGGCCAGATGATTGTGATTCACGTTAAGCCGATGAAAGGAGGTGAATAAAGATGAAAGTATCAGCAGACTGCACATCATGCCCATTCGTTAAAGCATGCCCCATGGTAGAAGAGCACCAGCGCCTGCCATGGGATGAGGGAGGCCTGGGACTTTGCCCGAAGCTCCCGGAAATGAAGCTTCTCCGGTGCCGGAATTGCCTTTTTTGCCACAAATCCAAAAGCATTGGAGGCTCCGGCGAATATGCCATGGAAAACGGACATCCCATTTACACCTGCGCGGCGATGCATTACGTCCGCATGAGACCGGACGGGAAAATCCCGGCGACCACGCCCAGGGACTGCCCTATCAAAGAAGCAAAAAGAAAAGGCCTCTGACGTCTAGCACACGTCAAAGGCCAAAGGCGGAAAAAGAGATTTCCCGCCATCATTTTACCACAGAAACAGGAGGAAAAGTAAATGTTAGAAATTAACGAAGAATTGTTCAAAGCCAAAAATGGCGGGGAGTATTCCCGCAATGATATCAGCAATGATTTTGCTATCCCCGGTGAAATCACGGTAACCATCACTCTCAATGAGTACAGGGCCCTGGTTTCAGCAAACGCCATTTCTGAGAAAAGAAACTCTGAACTGAATTCAAAGCTCTATGATGCACAAGCTAAAGCCAGCGCCCTGAAGCAGGAGAGGGAAAAGCTTGTTAATGAAATCGCAGAGCTGAAAGTCAAGATTTCCGACCTGCTCATGGAAAAGAACGCACCTCCCCAGGACGATAAGGGCGAAGAAGAAGAAGAGGAGGAGAAAGATTAAATGGTCAAACGTATTAGGGAAGACATAAATTTTGACGCATACGATTTAATGGACATCTGGCGGCTGGCATACCGCATTGGCTATATTGCAGGCTATAACGACTGCGAAGACGAAGCGGAGTGCAACCCCCGTAATGATTCAATTCCTGAATTCATTAGCAAGCTTTTGGAAGAGGAGGGTAAAGACTAATGGCATACCGCGGCTGTGACCTCATCCTTTCCTGCCATGAGGCAGAGACGGACCACGCAAAGTGGCTCGAAACCCGCAACGCGGGCATTGGAGGCAGTGACGCCTCCGTCATCATGGGATTGAACCCTTACAAATCGCCGTACCAGCTTTGGCTTGAGAAAACAGGCCAGGCGGAGGCGCCGGACCTGTCCCATGTCCAGGCGGTGTACTGGGGGAGCAAGAACGAAGCCAATGTTGCCGACTGGTTCCAGGAAACCACCGGCAAAAAGGCACGCAAGCTGGGCACCCTTCGGAGCCGGTCCCATCCGTTCATGCTGGCCAACGTTGATAGGGCCGTCATGGGCGAAGAGGCGGGACTTGAAATCAAGACCGCCGGCGTCTCCCAGGCGAAGAAGTGGAAGGGCGACGAAATCCCCGACGCCTACTATTGCCAGTGCCTGCACTATTTAGCAGTCACAGGCGCCGATAGGTGGTATATTGCCGTCCTCATCGGCGGAAATGATGCCATCTACAAAGTGGTAGAGAGAAACGATGACGACATCAAGGCCCTCATTGAGGAGGAGGCTGATTTCTGGCACCTGGTAGAGACCAAGACCCCGCCGCCGGTGGACGGCTCCGCCAGCTGCGCGGCGGCTCTCTCCGCCCAGTACAAAGGCGGAGACCCCAACCTTACAATTCTGCTCCCGTCGGATGCGGACGGTGTGATTGAGTCCTTGGAAAGCGACAAGGCCATCATGGACGCCCTGAAGAAGCAGATTACCGAAAAGGAAAACCGGCTGAAGGCGCTCCTGGGAAATGCTGAAGAGGGCTCCACGGACCACTACCGCGTGCTCTGGAAGACCCAGGCGGGCCGTGCTTCGGTGCCGCTGGCAAAGATTAAGAAGCAGGCCCCTGACATCTTCCACATGCTGGAGGGCAAGGGGTATATCACCACCGGCAAGCCCACTCGCCGGTTTTCAATCAAAGCCAATGACTGATGACGATTTCAACCGGCTTAAGGTGGGCGACCCGGTACACTGGGACGCCCGGGAGCTGAACGGCAGGGCGTCTGATATATTGCGCGGGTATTTTGATAAAGTGATTCTGATTTCTTCCGGGGACGCCCTCATCTGGGCGTCTTATCGGAATGTGGAGAAAGGAGAAAAAGATTATGAACGCAAAGACAGGCGGAATTGTAGAAAGAAAAACAAGCATGCAGCAGGGAGGAAACGCTAAGACCACCATGCAGGGACTGATTCAGGCTATGGAGCCGCAGATCAGGAAGGCCCTTCCTTCGGTCATCACTCCGGAGCGTTTCACCAGGATGGTGCTGACGGCGCTTTCTTCCACTCCGAAGCTGCAGACCTGCACGCCCCAGAGTTTCCTGGGCGCCATGATGCAGGCGGCTCAGCTGGGCGTAGAGCCTAACACACCATTGGGGCAGGCATACCTCATCCCCTATGGGAATGTGTGCCAGTTCCAGCTGGGGTATAAAGGCCTCATTGACCTGGCATACCGTTCCGGTGAAGTAAGTTCCATCCAGGCCCATGAGGTGCATGAAAACGACGTTTTCGAATATGAGTATGGCCTTGAACCGAAACTGAAGCACATCCCTGCTCAGAAGGACCGCGGAAACGTCATCATGTACTACGCCGTCCTCAAACTTAAGAACGGCGGCGTGGGCTTCGAAGTTATGAGCCGTGAGGATGTTGAGAAGTTTGCCATGAAGAAATCCAAGGCCTACCGCTCCGGCCCATGGCAGACGGACTTCGACGAAATGGCCAAAAAGACCGTACTCAAGAAGGTTCTGAAGTACGCACCTCTTAAAACGGAGTTCGCCCGGGCCGTTGCCACGGATGAGACCGTGAAGTCTACCCTCTCCGACCACATGGCCGATGAGCCCAATGAAGTGTTCACCACCATTGACAATGAACCGGAGACCGCTCCCGAAGAGGCTCCTCAGGGAGTGAATTCCGAAACCGGGGAGGTGAAGGAATGATGGCAGAAACTCTGACGGATAAAGAAAAGGACGATGTTTTGGCACAATGCAAAAACATTCTGGTTAGTGCAGGATTTGACAATGTTGTTATTCTGGCCAGTGATGACGGCACTAATGGAGATATCCGAATTTCCGTCCGAACAAAGCCCGCATTATTCAAGTTACTTCTGGCGACCTATTTCATGGATGATTGCATGTCTCGCATGGTTACGAATGATTCAACTGGAAAAGACTTATGGAACTCTCTCCGTAAGAGTTTATTGGATTCCATCGTTCCGGAAATTCTGAAAATTGAAAATACGATGAAAGACTAAGGAGCCGCGGACATGGCAGAAGGTAACTGGATAAAACTGTATCGCAAGATGGTGGACGATCCTATTTTCGTCAACTCGACAGGCCCGCAGGTGAAGGTGCTCCTGACTGTCATGTTCCTGGCTGCCTGGACGCCGAAGAAGTGGGATGTGCTGGGCCACGAATTTACCATCCAGCCCGGGGAGGTTTTCGTCAGTACTCGTGACCTGGCAGACCGGGCGGGCGATGGGGTGAGCCATAAGGTTGTACGCGGCGCGCTGGAAAGATTTGAAAAATTGGGTTTTTGGACACTCAAAAGGGCACGCACCGGAACCCTAATACACATAGTAAATTGGCGGAAATATCAGCTTTATGAATGCGTAGAGGGCACAGGCGAGGGCACAGCGAGGGCACAAGCAGGGCACAGCGAGGGCACAAGCAGGGCACACGAAGGGCACAGCAATAAAAAAGAAAGTAAGAATAGTAAGAATGTAAGAAGGGAAGAATATAATACCCCCCTACCCCCCAAAGGGGGAAAGGGCGGGGTGATTTCCCTCTTCGAGAAGTTTTCCGGTGACAATCAGGAACTGCTCAGCGCTCTGAAGGAATGGCAGGACATGAGGAAGAAAATGAAGAAGCCGCTTACTGAAAGGGCGGCAGAGCTCAATCTCAATGACCTGCAGAAGCTTTCCGGCGGCGATGAGCGGCTGATGGTTTCCATCGTATTGCAGAGCATTAAACGCGGGTGGCAGGGTTTCTACGCTTCGAAAGAGGCGAAGGCCCCACAGGCTGCTCCGCAGAGTAATGGAAGTGTGGAGGATTTAATCAATGACTTATCAAAATTCGCAGATACCCTCCCCGAAGATAACGGCCATTGGGATGCTTAGGGCCGCATGGCCAAAGTTTACAGATGAGCAGGCAAGGCTCTATCTGCTGATGACGAAAGACATCCCGGAGCCCATCCTGGTTAAGGCCATCGAAGCCCTCATCAAGGAATCGGCCTTTCTGCCGGCGGTGGCGGAAATCCGGAGCCGTGCGGAGGCCCTTTACAAGGCCGCCCAGGGCGAGGAGCCTCCTGACGCCGGCAGGGGATGGGGAGAAGTGGTGCGGGAAATTTCCCGCACCGGTTACTACGGCAAGCCGAAAATCAGGGACACCACGGCGGCGGAGGTGGTCCGGCGTATGGGATGGAAGGAAATCTGTTCCTCTCCGGCGGATGAGACCGGCGTCTTACGGGGCCAGTTCATGAAGATGTACGCCATGTTGCAGGAGTCAAGAAAGGAAGAGCGCCACAACAGGGCGCTCCTGCAGGACGGCAAGGTGAAGGGCTTCATCGCTTCCCTCTCCGGAAGCATGGCCCTGGAAGGAGGTAAAGGATGAGGAATAAACGGAGGCGGAAGATGCGCGAAAGGAAGAGGGCGGAAAGGTTTGCAAAGACCCTTTTCCACTTCGCATTCGCAAACCTTTCCGAAAAGTTTATCCGGAGGCTGAAATACGGCATTTATCCCGGCGTCCCTCTGCGGATGCGGGAGTACATCAGGGCCAGAAACAAGCTTTCCGGACATCACAGAATCTGAAGGAGGCAGTTATGGAAGAACATGAGGTTATACCAGGGAGAATCACGAGCTTCAAAGAGAGTGAGCCCCTGCGGGTTAAGTGCATCAGCGGCAAAGGCGGAATCCTGCAGTGCATGGCCGTCCCTGCAAGCACTCCCTACAGCCGTGAAGAAAGGGAGATTGAAAAGGAAATGAAGAATTTTATCTATGCTGAAAAGATTGTGGAGGCAGATTTCGAGAAGAAGGAGGAATTGATTATGAAGAACTATGAAGCGATAAAAGCGATGGATAAAGATGAGCTGGCAGAATTTCTGGCAAGTATTATGGACGGCCAAAAGTGCCCCGCATCAGAAAAATTTTGCGACGGCCAGCGTTGTTGTGTTGATGCCATTCTGAACTGGCTGAATGCCGACTTGGACGACGAGCCGGGTGAAACATCTGACATGATTCATCATCCGGATCACTACACCTGGAGGGGCACAGAGTGTAAAAAAGTAATTGAACTTATGACCCGTGGCCTATCTGGAGCGGAAGCCTACTACATGGGGAACATTATCAAGTATCTCTACCGATACCCCAAAAAGGGCACGCTGGAGACGGACCTGGCAAAGGCGGCACAGTACATGGAATTTCTGAAGGAACATTTTGCAAAGAAGGAGGAAAGCGGACATGCTGAATGATAACCAGTGCTTTATCAGCGGCCGCCTGGGCCGTGACCCGGAACTGAAATACACCCAGAGCGGGAAAGCGTACTGCCGCCTCTCTGTGGCGTGCTTCTACAAAGTGAAAGAAGAGGAGCGCACGGACTGGGTGCCGGTACAGGTATGGGGGCCATTGGCAGAAAACTGCGGGAGCAACCTGCAGAAGGGTCAGCGCGTGATGGTAAGAGGCCGCTATTCCTCCTCTTCCTACGAGAGCCCGCAGGGAAAAAAGTATTTTACCCAAGTGGTGGCGGACCTGGTGGCTATCTGTCTTGACGGGAGCCCCTACGCCAACGGCGGCCAGGGTAACAGCCAGGGAAATGGCCAGTGGGGCGGCGGCCAGAACCAGCAGCATGGACAGCCGCAGGACCGCGGAAACTTCTCCCGCTTCGGCCAGCAGACGCCTCCGCCCACGGAACAGCCCAGTTCTTCGGACTATACCAACCAGCTCCAGGGAACCCCTTCTGGCGCGATGCATGGGCCCGGGGAGAAGGATGAAGACATCCCATTTTGACTGGAGGAAACTATGACAAAGGAAGAATGGAAGGCACTCAAGAAAGAAAAGGGCATGAAGGTTTATGTGCCGAAATTTTACAAAAACCATTCCCTTCGCATTCCTTCGAAATGCGAGGAGTACACCATTGACACCATCTATCCCACGGCGGCCACCTGCCGGCATGAGGCTAAAGGCGGGGAGAAGGTGGAGTATGATTTCTTTCCGTGCGAAATGCTCTACACGGCGGAAGGATTGAAAGAGAAATGGGGGATTGAAGTATGACCGGGAAAGAGCTCATTGTGTGCATCGCGCTGGTGGTTATCATCTGCTTTATCATTGCGGCCCTCCTGGGGACCATGAGGGAGGCCAGCCAGGCCGAAGACACTATCTGGAACCATGACATTCATGAGGCTATCCTCCGCGACAGGCTGGAGAAGCAGAAGGAAACCAGCCGCCAGCTGGTGGCCGAGCTGAAGAAGCTCCGTGAAGAGAATGTAAAACTTTGCAGGGAGTGCATTGTGCTGCGCCATGGAGAGCAGGGGAAGGAGGCAGAAGATGAGCAGAAGGAACGGAGTGCGAAGGTTTAACCGGAGGCACGGGAGCCGTGATGACGGATCCTGGGCCAGTTCGCTCATGAGTGAGCTCCATCCAAGGGAGACCCTTCCAGAGAAGCCGGATGAGCTCTCTGTAAAGGACCTGGAACCCCACGGAAGGGTGGGACCTCCGCCGGAAAGGCCGGCGCCCCGCGTGACGGCCAAGCCCATCAAGCCATACTATGACGGACGCATGGCCATGCCGCCGGAGGGAAACTGCGCTTACTGCGGCCGTCCTCTCCGGAAAGGGGAAGGCCACTGGGTGATTGATGAATGGGGGCAGATGGTCAGAAAATGCAATGATTCCCGTTCATGCTACGAACGGATGGGCGAAGATAATCGAAAATCGCTTAAAAGGGCCCTTAAACGCTTTGGAGCGAGAGGGGGTATGTAATTGTACTTTTTCGTGGAAGGAAAGCCGCAGGGGAAAGCACGGCCCCGATTTTCGCAAAAAACTCACACCACCTACACGCCAAAGAACACCGCTGACTATGAAAAGAGAATCCGGAGCGCTTTCCTGGAATGTCAGGGGGAGTGGCAGAAGCTCCCATCTGACTGCTACGCTTTTGTGAAAATACAGGCCCAGTATCCCATTCCCCAGTCGTGGAGCAAGCGGAAAAAGGAGGAGACCATTGCCGGGCTCATCATGCCGACTACAAAGCCGGACGGCGACAACATCTTGAAAGTGGTGCTTGATGCTTTGAACGGCCTGGCATACGATGATGACAGGCAGGTGGTGAAAATGTGCATTATCAAAGTTTACGGATCCAACCCGGGCCTCGTGGTCCAGGTGGGTGAGTACAAAGTACAAGGAGGGACATCGTGGGGAAGCACGGAATGAAAGAAAGAGTGACGAAGAACCCGGACCCCACTTTCCGGAAGGTGCTGGGCATCTTCCGGAAGGAGGCCCGGGAAATCGAAGAGAAACAGAAGGCGGCGGACGCCTTTGCCTGCCTGAAGGCGGTGCGCTTTTATCTCCGTGGGAATGGCTTTGAACTGGCGGATGACCTGGCTATCAGGGACGTTTACACCAAGCGCGTTTTCCGCTCCATGGTGCCGGCCTCCAAGCTGGCGCCCAGGCCGAAGGAAAGGTGCTAGCGGATGACGGAAGAAGAAGTTAAACTGTTTTTTGACAAAGTGCGCCGCTGTCAGAATCTCTATAACTCTATCGTCTACGAACGTGACCACATAGAAGAAGACCTGGCGGCGGCAAAAGCCATCGACTACAGCAAGCCTCATGTTTCCGGCGGAACGTCTTCCGACCTGGCGGACGTCGTGATGCGGATCCACGCGGAAAAGAATGACTGCGTGCGGGAGCTCACCATGCGGCTCTGGGAGCTAGAGTGCTACAAAGAGGATGCTATACGGCTCCTCCGGGTGCTCAAGAATCCGGACCAGGAATCCCTCATGATGGACCGCTACCTCCGCGGGATGCCGTGGAATACCATTTTCAAGGCCCACCACATCGAGCGCACGGAAGGATTCCGCCGACACCAGAAGGCTATCCGCTGCATCGCGGAGGCACTGACGCCCCCGCCTCCGGAAAAGAAAGAAGAAAAATCCCCGCCGAAACAAAGTGGGGACTAAATGGGACCGCTACATCTGCTATAATGCTAGTGTAGGAAATCGGAAATAGGGATTCGGATTTCTCACGGAATAGAAAAACCACATGCTCGGCGGCGTGTGGTTTTCTATTGCTTATTTTTTGTAAAGACGTTCCATTCCGGCCCTGGTGACGAGCCAGACGTTTTCGGATTTCCGGCATTCTTCCGGCGTAAACCGGGGAGGCGTTCCGTGCTGGCCAGTGCATGCCTGGCGGACGGTCACTGGAGAAACCCCGTAGATTTTTGAAGCCTCATTTAATGTGAGAACATCGTCAAGATTGATTTTCATTCTCCTGCTCACATTTTCCCGTCGCATGAATACGTGCCGAAATCACGCACTCCGGAAAAATCATGAATGTAATAGAGGTCGTCGTCAGTCGGGGACCCGGTCCAGCCATTAATCCGGCAGCAGATGCCGTCGATAACAGTGAACCCGCGCCCGCAGTTCCTGGAATCTTCGACTTCACTGCGGGAAGCCCTGCCGGCGATGATGTTGCCGGATGCGTCATAGCAGTGGTCATCAACCCATTCGTTGCGATCTGCTGCGGATGCGAACGCCAGGAAAATATAACCGTTATTTCCACCGAAGGAATCGAAAGAAATGTGACCGTAAACGTTGTACCAAGCATAAGATTTTCTCATTTTAATCATCCTCTCTGATTAACTCTTTGGGATTCGCTCCCTTGAACTGTCTATAGCTTACATCAACATCGGTGTAATGTCAAGAGAGATTTTGAAAATTTTTTGATTTTTTTTCGAAAGGAGGCGGATGGCATGGCGGCCGAAGACAGATACCGGAGATTTGTAATTGAATATTTTAATTGCGGCGGTAATCAAACGCAGGCTGCTATCAATGCTGGATACAGCCCGCGAAGCGCTTACATGATCGGCAGCCGTCTGATGAAAAATGATAAAGTTAAAAAAATTATGGAAGAATATAAGGCAGACATTTATGGAAATCTGCGTACCAGAATGGCAGCCGGTGCGATAAAGGCCTATGACACTATACTCAGCATTGTCACAAATCCGAAGGCAGACGAACGAGACAGGCTGGCGGCGGCTAAAGACATCATGGACCGCGCCGGTTACAAGCCGGTTGATAAGACCGAGGTTTCCGGCGGACTTTCCGTAACGCTGGAGGTGGACGATGACGTCAACGCGCAAGATTAACCTCATCAACGACCTCATCAAGCCGACGTCACGGCAGCGGAGCTTTATGCAGACTGTTAAGGACAATACCTATATTCTTTACGGAGGTGCTGCAGGAGGCGGGAAATCTTACATTCTCCGCTGGGAGCTGGTCTATCTCCTGATGACCTGGTACAAGCACACCGGCATCAAGGGCATTCGCGTTGGTCTCTTCTGCGAAGACTATCCCTCCCTTAAGGATCGTCAGCTCTCCAAGATTCGGATGGAGTTTCCGGAGTGGCTAGGGAAATATAGAGAAACGGACCACGATTTCATCCTGTCCGATTCGCTGGGCGGCGGCGTCATATGTTTTCGTAATCTTGATAAGCCGTCTAAATACTTGTCATCTGAGTTTGCAGCCATCGCTATCGATGAGCTGACACTCAATGATCAGATCGTTTTTGATTTTCTACGCATGCGCCTCCGCTGGGTTGGAATCAATGACACTAAGTTTATCGCCGCAACGAACCCGGGCGGACGCGGCCACATGTGGGTTAAAAACCTCTTCATCGACCGCAACATGCCGCCAGAAATGCAGCCGTTCGCTTCTCAGGTGGCATTCGTTCCGGCGACGGTTGACGACAACCCGCACATCTCCGAGGCATACAAAGCACAGCTGGATACGCTGCCGGAAAAGCTGAGAAAAGCCTACCGCGACGGCGACTGGAACATCTTCGAAGGGCAGGTGTTTGAAGAATTCAGGAATGATGAGCACGTTATCCATCCCTTCCCCATCCCTGCAGACTGGCCGCGCTATCGCTCTATGGATTGGGGATACACAAAACCATACGCTATATATGAGTACGCAACAGACTATGACGGCGTTGTGTATGTTATCGGCGAGTGGTATGGCTGCAAGCCGGGGACAGTCAACACCGGCACGCAGGAGACCGCTAGGGAGGTGGCCCGCAAGGTCAAGCACCTGGCGGGAGCATTTGGCATTGCAGACCCTGCCATCTGGCAGCGCACCGGCCACGATGGGCCCACAATCGCCGAAATTTTCGCAGGCGAGGGCGTGCCCTGGGTGCCTGCTGACAATGATCGTATGGCGGGGCTGATGCAAGTGCATATGAGACTTAAAGAGCATAAGCTTAAAATCTTCTCATCCTGCCATCATCTCATTCGGACTATGCCGGCGCTGACATACGACAAGCACAAGGTGGAGGACGTGGACACGGAGGAAGAGGATCATGCTTATGATTCTCTCCGATATTTCCTGATGTCCAGGCCGATGAGCCCGGACATCAGCGAAGTACGCACGATTGATAAGTATAGACCGGTAAGACCGGACAGGGAGGAAGGAACTGCATGGGGCGTGTGATTGCTGATTTATCGTCTATCAAGTTTGTGAGCCGGAAAGGCCTCCGGGACTACGCTTTCAAGGTCCTCAAGGGCGAGGCAGGCGAACATGTGAATAAAGGTGTGATTATCCCGGGAAAATACACAGATCAGGAGCTTCGGGCGTTTGTTGAGCAGATGCCGGATTGGCAGCTGAGACAGATGTATAGCATGATGTACGGCTCCGAAATGGTGGAATGAGGTGAGAACATGAACGGACTGGAAGAGGAAAAGGACCTGCCTCAGCAGCAGGCCGGCGGCTTTGATTTCGATGCCGCCAAGGAACGGGTAAAAGAAGCGCTCCGTCTGTCGGAGACATGGAGGGACTATGCTAAACAGGATTATGAATTCGTGGCCGGGAAACAGTGGACCGATGCGGATTTAAACAACATGAGGCGGGCCAAGAGGCCGGCTATCACGCTCAACCGCATCCGCCCCATCGTCAATCTGCTTTGCGGCTACGCCGCGCAGAATGAGACCGAGCCGGATTTCCTCCCGCGCTCCGAGGAAGACGACCGGGTGAGCCGTGTGGCTAAAGGCATTACCAAGTACGTTTTCGATAAAGCGGCCTACCAGAAGGCCAAGAAACGGGCCTTCAGGGACGCCATCACCTGCGGCGTGGGTTATTACTGGACCTCCTACGCCTTCAATTACAAAAAAATGGATGGTGAAATCAAAATTGAAAACGTGAGCCCCTTTGATGTGTTCATCGACCCGGAAAGCACGAAGGACGACCTGTCAGACGCCGCTTTCTGTGGCCGGTACTCATGGGAGTCTCCGGACAAACTGTGCCAAGTATATACTGAGCATGCCGAAGAAATCCGCACCATGTTTCACGACTACGACGAAACCGAGCTGGAGACGGTGGAAACCACGCCGCTCTGGTATTCCAATGAGCTTAAAAAGCTCCGTGTTGTGCAGTACTGGTACAAGCAGTATGGAAACAAGAAGGTATTTGCTGCGGGTTCTGAAATCATCTCAGACCCATCGTCTCCGGAGTACATGGCCCTAATGGCCGCCGGTGGCCAGCCGATGACCGTGCCGGACGAACACATCCGCTTTGCTACCTTCTGCGGCGAGGTGCTCCTGGAGGAAGGCGAAAGCCCATACAGTCACGGAAAATTCCCGCTGGTGGCCCAATACTGCTACAAGAGTGGATGGGAGAGCGACAAGGACGAAGGGCTGGATCCTGCCGGCGTTGTGCGTGACTTGAAGGACCCGCAGAGAGAGCTTAACAAGAACCGATCCCAGCGGATGCACATCGTAGACCAGCAGGCCCTGGGCGTACGGTACTGGCAGGGGCAGGCAGATGCCAAGATTAAGCGGGACATCCGAGACCAATCCACCACCCCGGGCGCGAACATCTTCCTCCCACCGGGTCTCACGTTTACTGACGGCCTTCCGGCGGCCCAGGACGTAGGAAACATTGAGCTTGAGCAGCAGTCAAGCGCTGACTTCTACTCCATCTCCGGCGTGACTCCGGAAAGTCTTTCCGGCTCTGTGGGCCAGATGAGCGGTAAGGCCATCGACCTCCGGCAGACTGTGACGACCGTGCAGACGGCTGAAATCTTCGACCATGTGAAGGATGCAGAGCTACAGATCGTTCAGATTCTTTGGGGCGACAAGGGTGAGCCGGGCCTTATTCCACAATTCTTCAATCGCGAAAAGGCCCTCCGCATTCTGGGAGAGGACGGCAAGAAGGAATTCATTCAGGTTGAGCCGGGTATGGGTCAGGCCATGACGGTACAGCCGCAGATTAACCCAATGACCGGAGCGCCTGTGCTGGATTCGGACGGCGACCCCGTGGCCAAGGTGCTCTATGACCTTTCCTGCTTTGATTTTGACATCGTGATTACTACGAGCTCCGCCAGCGCAACCGCCCGCCAGGCTAACCTGTATCAGCTTCTGGACGCTAAAAAGGCAGGGGTTGACATTCCCATGGACATCATTCTGGACTTCATGGACTTCCCCGAAAAAGAGGCGGTCAAGAAACGGATGCAGGAACAGGCCGAAGCGCCAAAGGTTCCGGATGTCAAAGTCTCCGGCACGCTGGACCAGCTTCCGGCCGAAGCGCTTTCCCAGGCTCTGCAGTCTATCGGCGTGACCATCTCGCCGCAGCAGATCATGGCGGAAAGGATGGCGCTGAAGGGAAAGGCTCCGGCTCCGGCTATCTCCGCACCTCAGCAGATGCCGCAGGGAATGCCTGCCGGACTGCCGCCTAACATTCCAATGAATCAGTAAGCACGATACGGGACACTCGACCCGGCTAATGTCGTTAAACCAGCCGCCCGTATCTTCGGCCCAAGCAATGCCGTGAAACCGCTACATTTGCGTCCGGCGAACGACGTTAAACCGCAATAGGAGGACATTTATGTTTGACAAAGACGAAGACAACCAGCAGATGACCAATGCAGCCGATTTCGGATTTACCGAGGACGACCTCAAGGGCTTTGTCCAGGAACCGAAGGCAGAACCTCAGCAGGACGCCCCACAGAACCCAGAACCGGCTGCAGACGATGAACCGGAGCCGCAGGCAGAACCACCGGCCCAGCCGTCCGACGACCAGAACGTCGATAAACCTCAGGATGGTGCTGATGGCCATGGGGACCTGGGCAAGGCGCTGGCTGAAGAAAGAGCCCGCCGCAAGGCGATTGGCGATGAGCTGAACCAGCTCAAGTCTCAGCTCTCACAGATGAGGCAGGCGCAGACGCAGGCACAGGCGCCGGCCGTTCCTCCGAAGACCAGGCAGGAGATTCTCGCCTATGCGAAACAGGAAGCGGCCCGCCGCATGAATCTTTCGCAGAAAGACATTGAGGACCTTATGTTTACTGAGCCCGCCAAGTACGAGGATTTCGTCCGTCAGCAGGGGGCCATTGCATGGGAGCAGGAAGAGCAGGTCCAGCATGCCATGCAGCTCAGACAGCAGAACGTGAATTTCGTCCAGGCCAATCTCGCCAACCTTCCGAACATCCAGGCGATTTATCAGAAGGGAAACGAGATGCTGAACGACATGAAGCGGGGAGAAGCCAGAGAAATTGATGAAGCCTACAGCCGTGTAGATAACGGCGTGGGCACGGAGAAAGATTTCAAAGTGCTCCTCTCCTTCCGCGATAAGATTATCGCGGCAATGCAGGGCGCTCCCGCCGCTGCAGGTGCTCCGGCTCCGGCCAATCCGTATCCTGCTCCGCAGGCATCCAACCCGCTGACACAGGCGGCAGGACTGCCTAAAGCGGCGTCCCTTACCGGCGCCAATCCGGCGCAGCCCAAACTGTCTAATGAGGACATACTCCGGGCTGTGCGTGAAGGCAGGGAAAAGGACCTGCCCAAGGACATCCAGCGTGCTATTGATGAATACTGTGGTTAAACAAGAAAGGATGTAAGCTATCATGGCTAAAGAATTCCAGATTCCTTCTGCCCTGGTACCGAAGGTATGGGCAGCAAAAGTATGGCGTGAAGGCAATAAAGCCTCTTATTTTGATAAATTCACCTCCACCGACGGCTCCAAGCCGATTCAGACCAATAAGGACCTGAAACGTGCGAAGGGAGACAAGGTGACATTTGGTATCGCTATGAACCTCACCGGCGACGGCGTGACCGGCAATAATGCTCTGGTTAATAACGAGGATACCCTCACCATGTACGATTTTTCCGTCACTACCGAACAGGTGAGAAACGCAGTGGCTCGTTATGTGGGCGATGACAATAAGTCTCCCTACGAAAACCTGCCGCTCATTAAATCTGCACTGGTGCAGTGGCTGGCTGACTGGAAGGATAATACCCTCATCGCTAAGCTGACCGCTTCCCCGACTACAGGCGAAGTGATGGGCACTGAAGCCTCCATCACTGCGGATAATAAGCTGACCTGTGCGATGATTTCCACCGCCAAGCGTAAAGCTATGCTGCACGCTCCGAAGGTGAAGCCGATTAAAATCGAAGGCCAGGATAAATACATCATGTTAATCGGACCCTATGCGGCTCGTGACCTCAAGACCGACACCGCATGGCTGGAAGCGCAGGAACATGCAGGCATCCGCGGCTCCAATAACCCGATTTTCACTGGTGCCCTGGGCGAATACGACGGCGTGGTTCTCTACGAATACGAAAGAGTATCCACCACCAAGACCGGTGCCTCCAGCGCCAATGTGGTGCATAACCTTCTCCTGGGACAGCAGGCGGCCTGCTATGCGGTCACCCATGAACCTGATGCCATCAAACAGGTGGACGACTATGGCAACCGCGAAGGCAACGGCATTTCCTTTAATGCCGGCATCGAAAAGGTTGTTTTCAACGGCAATGACTACGGCGTAATCCAGGTTATGACCGGCGGCGCTGCAGACTGATTTTCATTAATTTCATATAGTTTCGACGTTCAGGGAGTGGCGATTCGCCTCTCCCTTTTCGTTTGAAACGAAATTGCAACGGAAGAAGGCGGGAACATGACCATCAAACAGTTAATCAACCGGGCCTACATGCAGGTGGGAGACACTTCCCACGTCAACTACACGCCTTTCCAGTTTCTTGAATACTACAACGAGGGCAACCAGCTCCTCTGCCATCTCATCACCAAGTACATGCCGGATGAAGCAGTGGATGATTCGTACAAGGAAATCGATGACGAGAGCGGATGGGACAATTTCGAGGAGACCATGCTTGTGAATTACATGGTTACCAGAATCCTGAACCTGGATATGGCGGCCCTGCTGCAGGAATGGGAGAACTGGATAGCCGAAAAAGCCCGCTCTGAAGGAGGTTCCAATGTAGTGATAGCAAGGGGGTACTGGGATTATGACGGTGAACGAACTGATTACCACCATCAACCTTGATACGAATGAAATCCTGGATGATGAGGCGGAATATATCCCGTATATCAATACGGCAATTGATACACTCTCTATGATTCTGGCGCCCATGCATGATCCAGAGGTGACTTCCTGCCGGGATGTAGCCAACAATGACGCAATTCCCACCAATTTCCTCCAGTTCATGCCGGTTTCCGGATATCCCATCACCATGAAGAACGGAACGTTCCAAACGTACGACGGAAAGACGGTGCCGGACGTGTACTATGCCATCAAGAAGCCGCACATTGCCAGCATGGACGATGCGGTGCCTTTTCCGGAGATGTACACTTTCGCCCTGGTGCAGATCGTCTCCTACCTGGTTAAAAAGAAATCCCTCATGATTGATTTCGCCAATGCGGATAATGCATTCATCCAGCAGCTGACGGAAGCCATCAAGGGCGCAAGGGCAAGGTGAGGACATGGCACAGGTATTCCAGACCGCCAGCACGCATGGATTTCCCCTGGGCATCGACTGGAGCAAACCGGCCGAGGCGGTAGACATCAGGGCTCTGGTACAGGCCCATAACTGCGAGTATTCCGGCACTGACGGCGCTCTGCAGACGGTGCCGGGCATCCGCATCTTATATACGGCGGATAAAGACATCACCTCTATCTACTACGACGTGAACAGAAAATGCTGGTATTTCACCAGTGATGGAAAGATGTACAAAACGGAGGACTGGAAGAGCGCCACGGAGCTGGGGGCTCTTACCGGAACGGACCGCCCGAGGTACACGACTTTCGGCGGCGATGTGCTGGTGGCTTCCGGCGGCAAGCTGCAGGCCGTAATCGGGGCAGGAGACAGTATGACGACCGTCACGGATTCGCCGGATTCCTGCAATTTCGTGAGCTCCAATTCCGGCTCCGTGATAACGGCGTCCACATCGGACCACCGGCTGCACTGGAGCGCCATCGGCGACTACACCAGCTGGACAAGTGACAGCAATAACAGTGCTTCGGCGCAGTACGTAGACGTGGGCTACAAAGACCAGGGCTGCATTATCTCCGTTTCTTTCCTGTCCAAGGCCATCATTGTCTACAAAGAGTACGGCAGGGCCTACCAGGTTGTGGGAAATCCGCATAGCGGCACGCTTGCCGTCTATCCGCTGTCGGAGACGGCGTACTGCTCCGGCTCTTCTGTTTCGCTGAATGACCATTCTTACTACATCGGAAATGCGGGGCTTATGTCCTTCATGCCGACGAATACCTACGCGAACATCCAGCCGGAGGAAACGGGGCTCAACATCAACGCCCAGCTCATCCGCATCACGGACAAGACGGCGGCCATGTGGTACGTGCCCACAAGAAAGCAGATGTGGATTCTGCCGTCGGAGAAGTCGGAGTACATTTTCATCTACCACTACCTGCCGCGCTTTGCGGACGGCCGAGGCGTGTTCACCACCCGGACGCTCTCCCATGCTCTCCACGACGTGGAGAACCTTGACCATGATGTGTACATTGCCTACGGCAATAATATAGGCATCCTTGACGAGGCTATTGACACGGACGACGGGAAGCAGATAGAGACGGCAGTCACGTCGGGGAACCTTCTGGCGGAAAAACTCTTTATCCTGCTGATGAATTACACATTCGTAACGTCTAACAAGATAGCAGGCTACGGCACGGTGGAAATCTCCAATAAGAAAGCCAAGGCGCTGCAGTTAAAGGTTTCGGAAAAGAGGCTCTATGACGACACGGGGCCGCTTTATGATGCCAACACGGCGCTGGCGAATGAATCGTTTACGAAACTGCTTAAGATTGGCGGCGGTCCGAACCGGTCACTGCAGATTAAAATCTACATCGCCAAGGGCTCCGTGGCCATCCGGCAGTTTGATTACACCTATTCGGAGGTTTAACACTCATGAATTACGCAGAAACGTACCCCTTGAACGTAACGCCCCAAGGGGATTCTACCCGCTCTGCCGTGGAGAAGAACCGGAAGGAAATCCTTTCACTGGTGGCGGCGCTCAATGCCCAGCCAAGCGGGGCGGTGGGAGGAAGCCGCCAGCGGGTGCTGTCGGCGGCCATGCTCTCCGGAGCGTGGAATTTCCTTTCCTCCGACGGCCTGGCGGTGATTATCAACGGCTCTGTGACGCCTGTCATTATGAGCTTCGCCGACGGCTGCGGGGAAATCGGAAACATCGATTACATCGGCGTGGTGCGGGACAAGCTTTCCGCATGGCAGCTCCCTGCAAATAACACCAGCTATCTTTACATCGAGCGCTCTGACGCAGGGGCTCTGACCTACGGCTCTACCACCATCGCGCCGGTGGAGCAGGACAGTACGCCATCCGCCGGAACCAATGACGTCGGCCTGTGCTGGTTCTCCACGCTTGAATCCAAGATGTATGTATGGACCGGCTCCGCCTGGCAGCATAAGGTAAGGCTCTTCGTGGGCACTGCCAAAACGGACGGCTCCACGGTGAAGAGCATCTCTTACAAAGAATACCCCCAGCAGCTGGCGCCTTCCCTGCAGCAGAAGCTGAAGGAAATCGAAGCAGGGGCCACAAAGAATGAAAACTGCGTTGCGGCCATTAAAATCGGCGATGTGACGGTGACGGCCAACGGCCACCAGGACACATTCACCATCACGGCGGAAGGGCTCATTGCTCTCTCTGCAGATGCCAAAAACAGGACCATCAAACTGTCCACGCCGGACCTGTCCAAGGTGTACGCCCAGGCCAAGCTGGACGCCCATCCGGTGGGCTCCATCTACGAATCAACGGACAGCACTTCCCCGGCCACGCTCTTCGGGGGAACGTGGGAGGCCATGGATGCTGGCCGCGTGCTGGTGGCACAGGGCAAGGCGTCAACAGGGACCAACTTCAATGCAGGGGCTACCGGCGGAGAGGAAACGCACACACTCTCCACGAGTGAATTGCCGGTGACGAATGTAACCGTTTCGGGGACTACCAACGCAGCAGGCAATCATAGACATTCAATTTCTACAATGAGCGATGAATCTTCAGAAAGTAATCCACAACCCGCTTATGGCGGCGGGAGTTCAAAAACAGGGTATACGAATTACGATGGGGATCATGTTCATTTGTTTACAGGCTCAGGGACCTTTGGCGGGGGTGAATCGCACAATAACCTCCCGCCATACACGGTAGTTTATCGCTGGCGGAGAACAGCTTAAGCAACTCTTTTCCAACGGTAGATGACTTCATAAGGCTGCATATTATTATGCGAAGCATCCCCGCCAAAGGTGGCGGTTGTGCCCGAAAAAGTATGCGTATGGTTCCCGCTCCCCGGTGTTGTAAAGGTTTCCGATGTACTGTCGTTTGAATTATGTACGTGCGAAGCTGCGCCGTGCGAACCGGAAAGAGGGAACGTGTGTGTATGCCATCCGGATTCGCTGGTTGTCCCTGAAAAATAATGGCTGTGGGATGGCAATTCACTCGTGGTTATTCCAATAAGGAGTGACAAATGAACATTGATATTTTCAATAGTATTTCCCAGACGGCCGCCAGGCTGACAGACCAATGGGCCTTTAAGCTGGCGGCGTCATGGATTATCGGGATAGAGCTCCATCTGGGGCTCTTTTCTATCTTTGCCATCCTGGTGATGCTTGACCTCTTTACCCGATGGATAGCGATTTCTTACAAGCGCCTCTATGATGCGGGCCTGCCGGATGACCTTTACAGCTCCGTGAGGGGGATCCCCGAGGCCCACCGGGAAGGGCTTATCTCTTCCTGCGTCATGAGGCGGCAGTTCTGGTCCAAGATGCTGACCTACCTTCTGCTGGTAATGGCGGCAGTGCTGGTGGACAACGGCCTCATGCTGATGGGCAGGAGTGCCATAGCCACCACGCTGATTATCACCTATCTCTCCATGACGGAGCTCTTGAGCATGGTGGAGAATCTCGATGAGGCCGGCGTTTCGGCCCTTCATCAGTTAACAGACATTCTGAGAGGACGGCGGGGAAGATGAAACTGAATTCACTGCATGACATGGTGAGGGACTACTCAAGACGCACCGGTGAAAGGGTGAACCTTGACGGCTTTTTCTGGGATGATAAGAAGGGAGGATTCCATGACGGATACAACGAATATTTTAAATACTTCCCTCATGTGGGATTTGTCTTCTGGTCCATCGTGGAACATGCCGGAAATCGGTATTTCTCTATTAACCAGACCTATGGGAAATTCCGTGAAATGTGCCCCTACATGAGGGAGGTGATGCACCTGAACGGCCTCACGGAAATCATCACGAGGACCACCAGGCCGCCCAAGGTGCACGAGCGCCGGTGGGGCATGAAGCACCTGAAAGAACTTGACTACACCTTTCAGGGGCGCCGCTACCACGTCATGCTCAGTGATATCACCCATCTGAACTAATGAAAGGAGAATTCATCATGCTGAAATTTGATTTACAGCTCTTCGGAGGCGGTAAGAGATCCAAGGTTGTGAGCACCTCCGCCAAGGTGCCGGAGGCATCCAGCGAGGAAAAGCAGGCGCTTTCCAACGAAATGGACTGGCTCTCCAATGCCCTGGGCGTCTCCAAAAACCTCATGAACCTGGCGAACGGGCAGATTAACAACAACCAGGTGACGCCGGATTATAACGGCCTCCTGCAGAGCGCCCTTTCCGGCACACAGCAGGCAGGGCATACGGTTTCCGGCCTACTTCCGCAGGTGCAAAGCGGCGTGACCGGCGCCAATGATGCAAACAACGGCTACATCAACGGCATCGGCAATGCCATGGAGACCTACCAGGAAGGGAACAAGTATCTGGATAGCGATTACCAGAAGGCTCTGGCAAACAATGCAGACACCATGAGCGGCCTTCTCTCCGGACAGCTTCCTTCTGCCTACGCCCAGAACCGGCAGAAGGCTCTGCAGTCTGACCTGGATTCCACCATGGGAAGCACTCTTTCCTCCCTGTCTGACAGGGGAATCATCAATTCCTCCGTGGCAGGGCAGGCCATGAATGATATTTCCAAGAACGCCGCCAACTCCCTGGCGTCCAGCTACACCAATGACATGAACACGGCGTCAGGCCTTGCGAATAATGCCTACAACAACCAGCTGAATGGCCTTAATGGCAGGGCGGGCCTTCTCTCCGGCCTCTACTCCGGCCAGCTTTCCGGCATCGGCCAGCAGGCAGGACTTACCGGAAACAACGTTTCCAACATCCTCAACGGAGCCAATGCCCAGGGAAGCCTTGCGGGCCAGCAGGCGAGCCTTGCCAACCAGCCGATTAATACGGCGGCGGCCGCCCAGAGTAACGCCGCATCTACTCCCCTCAACTACTTCAATGCGGCCATCGGACTGCAGAGCCCGAACCTCAATCTCTATAACAGCATGAGCGGCCACCGGTACGCAGCCGCCACCCCGGGGCAGACCTACGTCAAACAGGGAAGCGGAGGATGGTTCGGAAACCTTCTTGGCACGGCGGCCAACGCTGCAGCAGCCTACTACGCCTGCTTCCCGGCAGGCACCAGGGTAGCCACGGGGTATCAAGACGTGCCCATCGAAAAGATGAGGGAAGGCGATACCGTGGTCATCCAGGGCGGCCATCTGGCCCATGTAAAGAAAGTGCATGACATGGGAGAGCAGGATACCTACAACGTGGAGACGGCGCCAAGCATTGACGGCACCGTGAGAAAGGTGACCACCACGTCCACCGAAGTATTCCTCACGCCGGAAGGCAGGAAACCGCTCTCCGCATTGAAGGCAGGCATGAAGGTATGGACCGTGGACAGCTTCCGCAGACTGGCCCACGTGACAAAGAACAGGGCGGCTGAAAGGGTGTATGAACTGGAACTTGATGACGACAGCGCGCTCTTCTACGCTAACGGATTCGCTGTCGAACCGCTGACCGCCAAGGATAAGGCGGCCAACGGGAAGGCTGATAGAAAGGAGGAGAAATAACATGGCAGTTGCTTATATTCCTGCAGATAACATGGGTGTCTGGCAGTCTCTGGGGAATGCCCTGGGGACTTACCTGGGAAAGCGGGCTTCCGACATCCAGAAGACCCATGAGGCGAATGAATACGCTAATGCATGGTTCCCGAACCTTACCGGCTCCCAGCCCCAGGAGGCCAAGACCATGGCGGACTATCTTCCCCAGGATACAACGCCGACGCTTCCCCGCCTTTCCGGCGGCGGGCTTTTAGGAAATGTCTTCTCCGGAGTACAGAACGCCATGCCTTCCATCACGGCCAACGCCCAGCCCATTACCGGCACCACCACCAGCGGCGGCACGGTTCCCACCGGCATTCTGAGCGGCGTTTTCGGAAATGGCCAGAATGGAATTCAAAACGGCGCAGGAGCGTCGGTAGGAAACGAAGGTGTAACTATACCAACTGCCCTTGCAAACTCCGCACAGAGCTATATGGCCCAGCCCAATTTCAATTCTGCGTCCCAGGAGCAGGCGCCTTCTAACGGAGAACAGGGAGGAAACGATCTCCCCTCTGCCCCCGACCGGCAGGCCATCCGTCAGAAGAACATGGCAGACAACGGCGTCACCTACCGGGACCTCTACGTCTCCACTGTGAAAGCCGGGTACTCCCCGGAAGAAGCGAGGGCCATGACACTCGACAGGGTGAAGCAGGATGAAGACAGCGCCTACAACGCCCAGAGCAAAAAGTACGTTTCTAAGGTGTTGAACCCCATGAAAGAGCAGATTCTGAACGCCCTCATCTTCACGAAGGACAATGACGGCAACACCGTGGTGGATACCTACCGCTCTTCCAAGCTGCCGGGCCTCATTCCGGCCATCAACCGCTACAACGAAATGGCGGCCAACGCAGGGGTCCAGGGGCTTGACCTGAACAGCCTGAACAGCATTTCGAAGCTGACCAAGCCGGATTATAAGTACATGCAGGGGAAGAACGGCCACATTGTCCGCATTAGCGGGGACAGCGGGGCTGTCACCGACGCCGGAGATTTCTCTGATCCGCGAGACCAGTACATCAGAACGACTGCAGGATTCTGGGATGTGAAGAACAGAAAATTCATCACAGACCCTGCCACCATGAAGAAAATTGATATTGACCAGCAGAGAGCCAACGCGCAGGACAGGGTGGCCAACTCCAACATCGCCATGAACAACTACAGAATGACAAATCCTTCAGGAGGCGGCACTAGCGGTCTTACTTCTCAGCAGATTTCTTCTCTGCGCCAGCTGCACATTAGATGGGTGAAGGACAATCCTGACAAGGATGAATCGGACAGCCCATACTACTCTCCCCTCATGAGCGCGCTGCCTTCCACCGGCGGCTCTTCTGGCGGCCAGCAGGACCCGGTGGACGCCAGAATCGATGAACTCCGGCAGCAGGGGTGGTCCCCTGAAAAAATCATCGCAGGGCTGAAGGCTTCCGGAAATGATGCCTATGTATCTCATGTTTGGTGAGGTGATTTAGATGAACTATGGAGAAACGGGATTCGATGACCTGGTGAACTATAGCCAGAACACGGGGAGCGACCTTTCCGGAGCCGGCGATACCGGCTTCGATGACCTGGCGAACAATTCCCCGGCCCAGCAGGATGATTCTATCCTGGGCAAGCTGAAATCTTTCGGGCAGGATCTCTATGACCAGGCAGACAGGACTACCACGAATATCGAAAACGCCCTCCCGAACTACATTGGGAAGGTGGAAAAGGCGGCCGACGCCTACGGGCAGGAGGTTTCCCAGGCGGCCACCCGTGCTTATGAGGCACGAGCCGGAGGAGAGGAAATCAATGATGAGGACCCGACAAGCGGTTATGAAGGGCAGAACTATGACACGGCCAAGGCAGGCCTTTACGATGCGGCCGTGGGCACTCCTGCCGGTTATGTGGCCATTACTCCCTTCGTGCCGGCGCCGGTACGCGGGGCGGCTGGCCTTCTGGCGGCGCCCACCATAGTGAACGGCACCATGAACGCCTATGACCAGAACGTAGCCAATGATGACGGCACTCCGGTGGTATCCACTGCCAAGCAGACGCTCCTGGACCCTGTCATCGAGCCGGTGAAGGAAGCGGTGACACAGCCAGGGAAGTACGTGCAGGAAATCGTGGACAACCCTCTCAACGTGTGGGACAAGGTTTTCCTGCCTTATTCCATGGCAGAAGGTGCCGTCAAAGGCGGCGAGAAGCTGGTTCCGGACAGGGTAAAGGAAAAGGCAAAGGCCGGGATGGACAGCGCCGTGGATACCATGGACGCTCTGGGAAGAGACCTCCGGGGTGAGGATGTTTCCAGGGGAGGCTCCACAGGCTTTGACGACCTGGCGGGAAGCGGCGAGGGCGTGAAGGCCATGAGAAGTGACGTATACGACACCTTTGGTGCCGTTGAACCGGCTTCCCGAGGCGGTTCGACAGGCTTTGACGACCTTTCCAGAGCGTCGAATGATAACGCCGCATCCTATGACGCTCCTCCTGCTGATGTTTCCGCTCCCGTGTTCAACGTGGCAGGCGATGCTGACTGGGCGGGCATGAATAACTCCACCAAGGCGGCGTCCAATGAGCTGGTGAGCCGCTGGAACCAGGCCCACCCGGAAGCGCCTGTCACCATGACAAGCGGCAAGCGTTCCGGAGACGGAACCTCCCACCACGATGCGGGGGAAGCCGTTGATTTCGTCTCTGATGCCTTTGAGGGAGAGGCAGGGCGGCCGCTCCGTGATGAATTCGGCAGCATGGCCAGCGACATGGGCCTTACTCCTTTCGATGAGTACAACGGCAGCGGTAATGAGGCCTATGCCAGAGGCGAGAATTTCCACGTCACTGTGCCCAAAGACTGGCAGGGAAGCGGCCGCAGCGTGGCTGACATGGCTGATGATACAGGCTATGGATTCGATGACGGCATGAGGGACGCTTCCAATCTGGCTGATGATTCCGACGGCGGCATGTACGAAGAGACCGGCGACATGGCCACGGATGTATACAACCGCTACCAGCAGGACGGCCTGACGGACGCCGAAGCGGCAGGCATGACGGGAAACATTGCCCAGGAAAGCGATTTCAATACCGGCGCCGTATCCGGGGACGGCTACGGCACAAGGGCCCTCATCCAGTGGGACGGCGACAGATACGCCCGCTTTGAAAAGTGGTGCGAGGATAACGGCCGCGACCCGTCGGACTGGCGGGCCCAGGTGGACTACTCCGTGGAGGAAATGAAGACCACAGAGCCCGAAGCCCTCCGCCGGATGCGTGAGAGGGGTGACGACCTCACGCCGGAGGAAGCGGCCCAGATTATCCGGGAGGACTACGAAAGACCGGACCCTGCCCAGGCTAACGACGCCCGCCGTATGAGTGAAGCCAGAAGGGTGTACGACCAGGGCGGTAAGCGGCAGAATGCGCCCATGGATGATTCCTCCCGCCCTTCCGGCGGCGAGGATGGCGTCATTGAGACCGGCGACAGGGGCGGGAATCTCAATTTCGACGAGCCTGCTTCTTCTGACAGGGTGCAGGCCATGAGGGACACATCCGAACGTCCTTATGAAAAAATCTCGCGAGGTGAGGAAGCATCTTCCGACAACAGAGCATTTCCTGAGAAAGAACCTTCTAGAGCCCCAGGAATTGATGACCTTGATGGGATGAATGAAAAAGAAAAATTCGACCAGGCAAGAGCTGAGACGAAAGAGCTCAATGACGGAGTGGAGGACTATGCCGGGGACCGTGTACGGGTACAGTTTGAGGGGCAGAACAAGCTGGCAGCGGATAAGGCTGTGGATGCCTTTGAGTATGGTGACAAATCCCCCAAGTCGATTTCTGAAAAGCGTGCCGCCGTTTCCAGAATGGTGAAAAACACCATCAAAGACCCGGACATGGCAATCAAGAACGAGCAGGGGGGGAAGACCTACGTCAAGACATTCTATGGGCAGGATTTTTCCGAAGTGACAGTTAAGGCGGGCACCGACGCAGAGGGGAACGGCCATATCGTCGTTACCCGCAAGGCTCCGGGGCGTTATAGCAGGAATCTTTTAAAGGATAGCGAACGCCCTACGCCGGATGAAATAGAAGAAATGAATAGAGCCAACATTCCTGAAGATGTTCGGCGTGAAGTGGATGCCAGAAGTGTGCAGCGCATGGATACCATCCGCAGCATGCGGAATGACGTGGACTACACGGCCCATGAAGATACCGGCGTGCCGGTTACCAGGCAGGGCATTGTGGACTACGTGAACCGGCTTTTCAATGCCACCATCCGCACCGGCCGCACGGAGAAGGGCGCAAGGGGACAGTTCGACACGCTTTCCCATGTCATCCGTACGCAGAATTTCGCGGAGCCCCGAGTTATCGCCCATGAGCTGGGCCATTTCCTGGACGAACGTTTCCAATTCTCCACGTCTCCTGCTTTTTCGGGCGAACTTCTCCATCTGGTGAAGGATAGATTCGAAAACGGCTATGACGACCTGGACGTTTCCGCGAAAATGGGGGAAGGCTTCGCCGAATTCTTCCATGACTATGTGACCGACAGGGCGCAGGCACGCAGGAACGCTCCGAAATTCTATGACTACTTCGAGAAACAGCTCCATCAGGACCCCAAACTTACGGGGGCGGTAAACAAGCTGACCAAGGTAATGTACCAGTGGAACCACCAGGGCGCCGTGGCCAGGGTGAAGGGGCATATTTCATTTGCCTCCGATTCCACGGGATTCCAGGGGCTGAAGAACATGCTGAAGGATGGCACCTTTGGAGAAGCCGGAAAGAAGGCATGGAGCCGCCTTTATACGGAAGGCGTGGATGAGCTCCATCCGTTGGCGGATGTGGTGGCGCCGGTGGAGAATAGAATCGGCAAGAAACTGCCATTCTCTTCCAACCCCTTCCTGAATTCCTGGGCCGCCAGAGGATGGGCAGGTAAGGCCATCACGCTGCTGCAGCATGGAGACCCGGAAAGGGGCATTCCTTCCCTGAAGGGCATTTTCCAGAAGGTGGGCAAGGACAAGCTGAAGGATTTCTCCGCCTTTCTGGTGGCACTCCGTGAGAAAGACATCTACGACTTCAACAGCAAGCTGCAGAAGGGGGAAGAGGGTGCCGCACTGAAGGCGACCATGGACCCCATTGATGCAGGCATGACCATCCGCGAGCTGGCAAAAAAGCATCCGGAATTCGTGGAGGCCGCCAAAGAGCTCTACCGCTATCAGCAGCATCTGATTAACGAGCTGGTGAATGCGGGTATGCTCTCAGCGAAAGCGGCGGCGGACATGCGGAAACGGTGGCCGCACTATGTCCCCTTCCAGCGCATTGTTGACGGCATCGATGCGCCCAGCGTGGGCGGTAAGAAATTCGTGAACGTGGGAAATACCATCCAGAAATTTAAAGGCTCCTCCCGCGACATCGTGGACCCCCTGGAAAGCGTTATTTCCAATACCTTCCGTGTGGTGAGCGCCATTGAGAGAAACAAGGTGGGCCAGTCATTCGTGAAACTCTCCAAAATGAAGGGCATGGGTGACCTCTGCGAAGAAGTGAAGGGCACGCCCAGAGCCACGGACAGCACTTTCTACGTCTGGGAGGGCGGAAAGAAAAAGACCTACGCCACCTCTCCGGAGCTTCTCTCCGCTCTCAAGATGACCAACAAGGAAGGCATGAACATGCTGGTGAAGGTCCTCCGCGTTCCGGCGGGGTGGCTAAGAAGCGGCGCCACACTGTCACCGGAATTCATCCTCAGAAACCCCGTGCGAGATATGGTTTCCGCTTCCCTCTATTCCAAGCATGGATTCATCCCTGTGTGGGACACCGTGCGAGGGCTCTCCCTCTATCTCAAAAAGGGAAAAGAGTACTGGGATTACATGAACAGCGGGGCTGCACAGTCGGCCATGGTTTCCCTTGACCGGGACTATCTCCACGGGCAGATGAGGGACCTTCTGAAGAAGAAAAGTGTGCTATCCATGTGCGCCAATCCCATCGAAGCACTCCGGGCTTTCTCCGAAGCGACGGAGATGGCCACAAGGCTGGCGGAATTCGACCTTGCAAAGAAGGGTTATACCGGCATCGGGAACAGGCTCTTCGGGAAGGATAGAAAACCGCTTTCCAACACGGAGGCGGGCATCGAGGCCAGGGACGTGACACTGGACTTTGGCCGCCACGGGAAGAGCACCCAGAGCCTTAACCAGACCATTGCCTTTTTCAATGCGGCCATCCAGGGCACGGATAAGATGATCAGGGAGTTCAAAGAGCACCCCGCACAGATGACTGTGAAGACATTCATGGGCATCACTCTTCCCTCCGTGCTTCTGTGGTATCTCAACAAGGATGACCCACGCTATCAGGAGCTCCCGCAGTGGCAGAAAGATATTTTCTGGGTAATTCCAGGGAAGGACACGCTGTACAAGATTCCGAAACCTTTAGAGCTGGGAATTCTTTTCGGCACCGTACCGGAGAGAGTAATGCAGTACATGTACGACAAAGAAAAGGGCAGGAACGGTCCGGGATTCAAAGGACTGGGTGGCTCCATCCTGGATAACCTCCTTCCGAGCGCTATCCCCACCGGCATGCTTCCAGCTCTTGAGTGGATTTCCAACTATTCATTCTTCATGGGCCGTAACATCGTTCCTCTTTCTCAGTCGAAGCTTCCGGACCGCCAGCAGTATGGCCCCTATACGAGCTATCTGGCACGCAAGGTGGGAAATGCCTTCGACCTGTCCCCAAGGAAGATAGACAACGCCATCCAGGACGTGGGCGGCAATCTGGCGGCCCTGGGAAACAGTATCATCGACCAGGCGGCAGGGCTGGCAGAGACAAGGCCTGCCAAGAGGGCCAGTGAGATGCCCGGCGTGAGAGGACTCACCGCCACGCCCTACGCCTCTTCGGACAGCGTGCAGCGGCTCCGTGATGATTTCAGCCAGCAGGAAAAGCTGTACAACGAATTCAAGATGACCAAGCAGAAGCCGGAAGGCTATGATGCCGCCAAGTATGTGCGCTATAAGAATGCCATGGACTCCATGCAGTGGACTTACAAGGCTCAGAAAAAGGTTATGGATTCCGACCGCCTCAGCAGCGAGGAAAAGCGGGAGCGGATTGACCGCATCAAGATGCAGCAGACAAATATTGCCAGAAGGGCCCTTGGACTTTCCAAAGTTTCCAACGATTAGGAGGAAAAATTATGAAAGGTGTAGACGTTTCTTATGCTAACGGCCATGTGAATTGGTCAGACGTGGCAGCGGCAGGCTTTGAGTTCGCCATGGTGCGGCTGGGCTATGGCCATGGTCACATGGACGAAAATTTCTACGAGAACATCAACGGAGCCATTGCGGCAGGGCTGAAGGTGGGAGTATATTTCTACTCCTACGCCGTGACGCAGGAGGATGCGGACTATGAGGCAGATTTCCTGGTACAGACCCTCCAGGACTGCGGTCTTACGGCTGAAAAGCTCCCCATGGGGGTATGGATTGACGAAGAGGATGCCGACGGCTGGCGCCGCAACCATGGGCTTGATGTGTACGGTGACAGCCAGCTTGTCACCAACATGGCCACGGCCACCATCAACAAGCTGTGGGATGCGGGATTCACTCCGGCAGGGGTGTACATGAATTGTGACTGGAAGGAAAACGTTATCGACATGGAGCAGACCGGAGGCGCCGGCCTCTGGCTGGCCCAGCCGGGGGCTTCCTCTCCGGATTATGACTGCATGCTCTGGCAGTACACTTTCACGGAAAACATCAATGGCCACGAGTTTGACGCCAACATGGTGATGGGAGGTTTTGACAATGTTTAAATTAATAGGCGACAGCATCAACATCACGAGAGGCGATACCGGCATGCTCCAGCTGGAGCCCGCCCTTGATGGGGAGCCCATGGAGAAAGGCACCTATACGGCGGTGCTCTCCGTGAAGGCCGACATGGATGACGAGGCCTACCTCCTGCAGAAACAGGCTGATGATGACGGCCGCTTCTTCTTCAGCCATGATGACACGAAGGACATCCCCGAAGGGACCTACGTTTATGACATTGAAATTCGGAGCGGCGAGCAGGTGTGCACCATCGGTCCGGCCAAGTTCAACGTGAAGGGAGACGTGACACGGGATGACTGAGAAAACATTCACTGCGGCCACCATGAAGGTAAAACTGACATCGAAGCAGACACTTTCCGCAAAGTTGACGGCAGATGCGCTGATGACCGGGAAAGTTTCCCTCATGTTCAAGGGCGATAAAGGGGACAAGGGAGACAAGGGGGACACCGGCGAAACCATCGCCTCCGCTTACTGCAACCCCGACGGCACCATGGTGCTCACCATGGATTCCGGGCGGCGTGTGGCCACGAACCTACAGCCGCTGACGGACAGCATTGGTTATGCGGAAAGTGCCAAAGAGAGCGCTGCCGCGGCAGCAGCTTCCCAGCAGGCAGCATCCGGGAGTGAAAGTGCGGCGGCTTCCAGCGCATCGGCCTCCGCCGCCTCCGCTTCGGAAGCGAAAACGAGCGAGACGAACGCCAAGACCTCCGAGACCAATGCGGCAGGAAGCGAAAGCGCCGCCGCTTCATCTGCCAGCGCGGCGGCGTCCTCTTCCCAGAGCGCCGCAAAAACCAGTGAGACCAATGCCAAGACGAGCGAAACCAATGCGGCGGCTTCGGCCTCTGCGGCGGCGGCTTCCGCACGGACACAACAGTCTGACTGGGGAGAAACTGACAGTACTTTGCAGAGCTTCATCAAAAATAAGCCGACCAATCTGCTGACTACCAACACCACGCAGACCATTACAGGAGATAAGGAATTCACCGGAGCGGTAACCATGGCCACGGGAAAGATAACCACAGTGAACGCCACCTCGGTCAATGCAGATATTGTCAACGCCACATCTCTCACTGTCACAGGCTCCACGTCCGTTCCCACGGCTAACGCTGACAACAACTCCAATACCGTGGCGAATACGGCCTTTGTGAAAACGGCCATTGCCAATCTCGTGAACGGCGCGCCTTCCCAGCTTGACACATTGCAGGAGCTCTCTTCGGCACTTGGAAATGATGCCAACTTTTCTGCGACGGTGGCGAATGAAATCGGGGAGAAAGTCAGTAAGAGCGGCGGCACCATCACAGGGCCGATTCTCTACGACAAGACGCCGAACGATGATACAGAGCTTCCGAACAAGGCGTATGTTGACGCCGCTATTAAGTCGGCAGTGGCGAGCGTCACAAAAACGCTTTCCGACAACATGCACGCCCAGTACCCGGTGGGCAGTTACATCTACTCCGACAAGGCCGACAACCCCGCCACCTACCTGCCGTACATGAGTAACACAACGTGGGTACAGACGGCGGCGGGCCGTGTGCTCATCGGTGCGGGTACTGCGGACAGTGGGACCGTCTACACTGCGGGGCAGACGGGCGGAGAGGAGAAGCACCAGCTCACCGTTGAGGAGTTGCCGACTTTTACCCCATCATTTGTCGGAGGCGGTAGGGCATTAGTTTTCAATGGGACCATGGCAGATACAACTTCGGGATTGGCGGCAGGTGTCTTGTGGGGAGGAGATAAAAAAACGTGTGGAGTGGGCTTTAATTCTATCGGCGGGAATCAGTACCACAACAACCTTCAACCGTACATGGCGGTATACGTTTGGCATAGAACAGCCTAACCGTTGAGGAGTTGGCGAAACATTCCCACACTCTGGAAACAGCTCCGATACTATTTAAAGATATTGATACTTCTACTGATAATTGCATACAACCGAATACCGAAGGCAGTTGCCGCTCAGAATATAGGGAAACCTCTGTCTCCGGCGGTAACGCACCCCACGAAAATAGAATGCCATATGCCGCAGTCTACATCTGGAAGCGTGCCTCTTGACCGTTGAGGAAATGCCTTCCCACACTCATGCAATAAATTCTTACACGGCAACAGGTGGAACCATTTTTTCACTTCTTGACCATGAGAATGCCTTGAATAATGGATGGAAAACAACTGCGATTAAGCCTACTGGTGGAGGGAATGTGCATAACAATATGCAACCTTACCGTGCGGCTTACATTTTCAAGCGGACCGCATAAAGACGTGAACAACCTTATAAGGTTCCATATTGTTGTGGGGCATATTTCCCCCTGCAGATGAGGTTTGCCGATTGCTCCAAACACTATTCCTGTTTGTAAGAGGATTGTCATTTTCTGTGGAGGATGTTGAGCCAAATCCTGCAGAGAGGGTATGACTATGGGCCGCCAACTCCTCAACGGTCAAAAGTCAAGAGGGGTATGTTGGCAAAAGTTGGCAAAAGAGTACAAATTTTGTACTCTTTTGTCACATGTCACTCACAAGTCAAGCACATGAGGATTCCCATGGCGTCTGCGTTATCCCGCTTTCCGTTCCAACGGTTAAGCACAAGTCAATCACACTTTGTTGATGGCCTTTTTCAAATCCGCCAAGGTTTTATGGGTATAAACGCCTTTCGTCACTCCCGTTCGGGCGTGGCCGAGTATCATCTTGACGGCCGTTTCATTGGCTCCTGCTCTGTCGAGCATGGTGGCCAGTGTATGGCGGCACTCATGGGGCGTGTGGTGCATGTTCAGCTCTTTCATGGCATGGTCAAACAGGCGGCGGAAGGATTCGTAGTTGTCACATGGGCAGATTCTTCCTTCTGCTTTCCGCTCCACCAGCATGGGCAGGATTTTCTTGTGGATGGGAATTTTTCGGATTCCCGCCAGCGTCTTGCTCTTCTTAATGTTGATATACTGCTGGCGAAGGTTCACATCACCGGCGGACAGGGAGATGTATTCTCCGGCCCTCATGCCGGTGTAAATCAAGATGAGCACGTCTTTCACGCCTTTCACTGTTTCGACAGATTTCCATAGTTTCCCTATCTGCCGGGCGGTGAACGGCCTTTTGACGTACACGGGAATGTGCCTGGGCAGCTCCAGAAAGCGGCTGAGGTCCGTTTCCACGATTTCATTCTTCATGGCATATTGGTAAAGCTGGCTCAGGAGAACGCGGCATTTCTTGCGGGTGCAGTATCCGGCATCGATTCCGTCGAGAGCACTCTGCAGGTGGTGGTAGGTGAGCTTTCCGAAGGGCATGGAATGGAGGGAATAAAGATGCTTATAGCTGATTTCATAGGCCGAACGGGAGGACCGGCTGATGGTTTCGAAATGGCGGCGGCTCCATGCGTGGTAGACTGCGGAGAATGTGACCTCCCTTTCCGGCGTCATGCGGTTCACGCTGACCAGGAAAGAGAAGGCTTCCTCCCGGGTGGTAAAGTAACCAAGAAACTTCTGCCTCCCGTCAATCGTCTTTTTGACCACCCACGGCCTCCGCCGGTTTCCCGTGAGCTTGTACACTGTCCCATATCCATTGGGGAGTTTCATTTCATTCAAATTCCTTTCTATTCTTGAATGTAGGAGGCTAAAGTATGCCTGATTTCAAATTATCCGATACGGCCAAGAGCTGGATTATTCCCATCCTCCTCACGGCTTTTCTAGTTTCGCTCTACTTTACCGGGCGATACTTTTATGAAAAATACCAGGATGAGAAGCCGAAGGTCATGACCACGGAGGAAGTGCATGATCCGGCCAAGGTGGCCAAAGAGATCCATGTCACCACTCCGGCGGCTCAGACCATTGTGAGAGAAATTGAACGCTCCGGCAGCTCCACTCCGCAGATAACTTACTACGTCACGGCGCCATCTGTGGAGAAGGGGTCCGATACCGTGGCAAAGCAGATTGAGGAGAAATCTCCGGAGGCTCCTTCCGGCGTGCTGCAGAAGGCTGACCGGACCATCGTCACACCGAACATGGAAAAGCAGAAGGTTGATGTCTATAAAATCAACCTCCGGAAGGTCCACAAAGTGAAGGCAGGCGTGACTTACCTGGATAATCATGCCTATCTCTCTACCGGCTACCAGGCGGGCAGATGGGAGGGCCTGGTGCACTTCGACACTCGCACACTGGAGCCCAAGGGCGGGACTATCACCTATACTGTTTTTGAATGGTAA